CCGCCAGGGAGAGTGGAGATTTCGGTTCCTCTTCCGCCCTCACGCCTGGGAAGCCAGAAGTCTTCGAGCATTGCCATGTATTTTTTGTCATCACGAATCTCTCCAGTGTTTGCATCATATACAAGTTTGTTGCGATAACGCATCATAACATCACGCAGATATTGTTCTGCCTTGACTTTAGGAAGATTACCCACGTCAATATAGAAAATTCTACGCTCTGGTGCTCTTGATAATCTATAGATTACCAGAGAATCTTCAATCATTCTAAGTTGATTGATTGATTTGATGGCCTTATGGAGATATGAAAGGACAGTTCCTTTGTTACGATCTACAAGGCCAGATGTGCAATATGTGATCGCATCCTTTGCAATCTTAATACCCTGACTTCCATCAGTTGCATTCATATTCCCAGTGGGATATGACATTTTAGGATTGTAGATATAATACTCTTCAATCTCAGGGAAGTTGTATGACATCGGATCTTCATCTAATTTGAAGATCGAAGGTCTTTGTTGATTAGCGTCTTTTTTCTTTTGCTTTCTGATATGACGCATCTTCATTGCGTCAATGTATCTTAATTCCTGAATTCCTTCTTCTGGTTTCTTAAAATCAATTACTTTATGATAGTAAATACGTCCATCAACATACCAATTTCTATAGATTTCGTGCGCTTTTTTATCAAAATCAAGGAGATCTAAGATATATTTGAATTCTTTACGGATGTTATTTTTGATTCCATCACTTGCATTTAAATTATCAAGATCAATTTCAATAGGACTATCATTAGAATCAGAAACGATAGCCTCATTTACAATATCTTCAATGGCACTATCCGTTTCAGGATGAAGTGCCATTTCTCTATATCTTTTAATTAAGTCAAACTCAGTTTTGTAAACACCTTCAATGTCAACATGAGTACCAAAAAAACCACTACTCATGTAATGGGATACCCCGTCCTCATTATTAGGAGCGACGGGGGAAACCGCATTTGGAGATAGTGGTTCTGTGTCCTCAATAGAGAACCCAAATAACTTAGACATGATTAACGGTTAACTTTTATCTATTTATTAACCGTTTGGACCGCCAGCCTTAGAAAGGGTGAATGACTGAACTTGGAAAGTTACAGTAAATTCTTCAATGGTGTCGCTGCTATCGTATGAAAGATCGATCTGTGAAACTTCCGTTGGGAAGATATCGATGAATTCGTACTCTGCAAGGACCACATTTCTGTCACCTGCATTATCTCTGCTGCTTGCAACAGATCCTCTACCAAGTTGGAATACAGACGCATTGGTCATGTATGATTCTGGCAGAGTAGCGCCAAGGTTGTTGTCCAGTTTGGCAATCAGATCTACCCATTCTTCAAAGGCATTTCTAAGGGCAAATCCTTCATCATTGATGATGGTGATTGTCCAGGTATCGATGGTTCTGTCACCAGCGACTTTGAAAATACGACCTCTGAAGGGAACATCGATATTTGCGATGTTTGATGCAGGCAGGTTTGCTGCCTTACACATAAATCTGAAGTTGTCTGCATCCCAAGCGATGCCGCC